GCTAGGTATTTTTGCCAATCGGCATACGTATATTGAGCAAGATAACTCATTGTGCCTCCGCTGTTTCAAATAAGCTTACAGGTATTGGATCATCCATGTCAACATATTGAAGTTCAATAACACGCTCACGATTTCGCTCGATTGTTTGTGTTGGATCATCAAACCAAGTTGATGTGAGAGATATCACAGATGAATTAGGATTAAGTAACTTAAGGGAAAACCCTAAGCCATCCATTAAACCACTGTGATATGCGCGGCTGTGTTGGTGCTCATCGTAATGAAGTTCAGCGTGTTCTTCTAGTATTTGTTGCTCTATTGCAGCAATTACTTTTTTACGCTTAAGTTTTTTACTCATACGAATGATTTTCCAATGATGGATATAACCTGTGGGTTATATACCTTACCTGTTTTCCAATGAGGCATTGTTTTATGATCCCAACGACCACCGGATGCTTTCCAAGCCTCACGCTTTTCATGGCTTTTAAGAGTACGGCCTTTGACGTGGGTGAAGTTTGTCTTCTCCATTAGTGCTAGCCCTGGGTTTTTCTTATTTGCTTTGCCATTTTTGCGGTTATCATTCGTACCGCCTTTTGCCTTTGCCATTACTGGCCCCTTTCGGTAGGTTATTTGGTTATATTGGTAGTTGTTCAAGCAAAGTATCTATGATTACAATACGATCATTATATTCATTTGTTTGTTCAACTATTTTATAGTGTTCTAAAGATAAGACAGCCGTTGATAGAGCTACTCTTATCTCGTGTAACTGTTCCTGATTAATATCTATTAACATAGGAACCCTCCACACTATTGTGCAGAGTAATGATGTCATCGTTCCATAACATCAATGCTTCTTTTTTGGTAAGCCCATGAAATAACTGAGCTTCAAGTAAGAAAAGTAATTGGTCTATCCTTTTATTTTGTTTGGTTGTTGCTGTCATAAATAACTTTCTCCAGTTCTACATCCATAAGGATGTCTTTGATATCATCTTTGTTTTCAGCACATGCTTTATTCATTATGTCTAATACATTAGACAAGAATTTAGGGTTGGCCCAAGCACCTCTGGCTGGTTCATCTATTACAACTATACAACCTTCAGGAACGTCTATAAAATGTTCTGTCCACACTATACTTCCTGTGTCATCGTATTGGTATGAACCAATTAATTGGAGTGCCATTAGTTAATATCTTTACATACTCGATCGTGTAATTTATAAAACAATGCATCAACTACACGAATTTTCCACCATATTGACCACCATTTATTATGGTTGTACATTTTGCATATCAATTTACTCATGGTATTCCTTTCTACTATCTATGTTCATAGATAGTAAAAGACACACGATATTATTTGCTGAATACCGGAGGACTCAGCTCACAGGCCCTATTGCGTTGTGGAAGTCTATTAATAATGGGTGTTGCAACAACCACTATTAACTCCACGCTTACTATAAGAGGAATTTAGACCCCCCTGGGTATCTCAACCTTATAGTCCGTCCTGATCTTGCTTTTGCTGGTCCCTGTATTTACCTAAACTCAACTTAATACAGATTGCAGATCCAGTTGGCATAGCAAACCTATACCGCGTGCCTTTTACCACCTATGCGGGCGATTGTTTATGTTGGAGCAGTTTAGCCTTGTCATACTCAGGACAGGTAACAGGTATACCCCGATGCTCACGGGCCGTGTTTTACCTCAGGTCTCGTCAGACCAACCATATTTTGTATCGCTGTACAAATTAATATGTGTTTACAACTATGCTAGTAAGTTGTGGATGTCTTTCATTGGTATGATTTTATCCACTGGGTCCGGCCAATTAATCCAACCTTCTGGTTGGTCTTGACCTTCTTCACGCCAAGGCAAGATACGTACAGCATAGGGAATATTTTCTAACCCTACTTCTTGGTTGCCTTCACCATTTTTAAATGCTTTAAGCGTAGCATCATAGATTTCATCTATGCTATTGCCTGCTTCTACATCCATAATGACTTGTGTAGCAACCATAAGAGCCACACGATGTGTGTAAGCTGTTTGCTGTGACATAGGTATTCTCCTTTCTTGTTTGTTTGTTTATGTATGGTGTGCATGTTTTATAGACCACATGCTCTGTGTCTGTTTTGATGCATACCGTCTCTATACAGTACTTAAACGTAGACAACATAGTGATGTACCCACGAAGTTACATCGAGTATGAAGGGTCCGGTCCAGGGGGTCGGATACATCTAGTAGCGACACCTATTTTCATAGGGTTAGCGTTCGAAGCCTTAGCACCTGCCATTCCTTTCCCATCTTTTCCTGCGAGTCTGTATGACTTGGGTTGTCTATACAACCCAGTAAGAATAGGCACGTGCCTCCTATTCTTACTGCATCATATAGATAAGTCGGGGGGAGCCTACCCTCACAGGCTCTAACCCCCGACCTATTTGCTTGGTGGATTCCGGCACCAAGCTCCCTCACTAAATACTAGTTAGTATCTATTATTTCTTTGGCCTACCATTTTCAAAGTCCCAGTTTTCAAACTCATCAACAATAGTTGTAATGTATGCCGCTAATTTTTTGGCATCTTCTAAACCAATGTCAAACATGCTAGTAATCATTCGGTCTTTAGGTTTACCTATTTCAATACGCAGACTAATAACAGGGCCTTTTTCATCTTCCCAATCACCATTAAACTCTAATAGTGTGGGTACGTGTTCTTCCCAAGGTATAAGATAAGCTTCCTTATCTTTTAAAGATACAGTTTGATTGCCCGATATCATTTTACCCATTTTTTTGTTCCAATATTTTGCCTAGAAGGTTAAGCATTTCTAACTCAGCCTGTAAAACATTAAGCTTTGTTTGTATAACAACAAGACGTGCTTTTATATCTTTTAAACTTTCTATATCTTCAGGCACTTTTCTTCCTTTCCATTTCATATGACATAAAGGATATATATCCTATGCCTTTGTATTCTTTGCCACCCCAAATGCCATACAGCCCCGGAGTAGTCTCAGCATATGATTTACATGCTGAAAGCAATGGACAAGCCTTGCATATAGCAATGGCTAGTTTCTTATTTGGATCAGCCTTACCTGATGGGAAGAATATCTCCCGGTCAGTTTGAGCACACAACTGCGTGCCATTTAGAAAGTCCATCTACTGTCTCCAATCTGAATCTTGTTGGTCGATTTGATACTGCTTATTGATTAGGTATGCAACACCAGCCATACCTATAATGAATAGACCTACGAATAACACATCTCCTCCTCTCTCAGCAATTCAACTGCCAAACTTTCGGGGGATTTTTCGGGGGAACTTACTGTGATTACACGCTTTGTGTAATGGGTATATGACATAGCCACAGTACAACCACAAGGCTTCTTAACAGTCACCTTTGTAGTTGTAGTAATGAACTCGAGGGTATTAGTCATACCTCAACCTCCTTCTACTCTCATAGAGAGTGGATAACACACAGGATTATCTTTACGCCAGCACTTGGCAACCTATATGTTATCCACAGCCTATGAAAACAAATAAAAAAAATCGGGGGGAACTGTTTTACCTACCAGAACTCTTACCATTCAATAAATCAGGAGAGTCAACAGATACATAGGTAAAACCCTGCTTAGGCATAAGAATAAGACGATACCCAGAGCGAGCCTGACTAATGCCCTTGGATACACAATCTTTAGACATACAATAGGGATAACCAGCCTCATACCTCGCTTGAGGTACAGGCTGCTCACAATAGATACAACAAAGAGCGTTGTCTAAGGCTTCTAGACAAGGCTCTGAGTCACAACATTGGCATTTCATAATGACCTCCTAGTTATACTCTCCAGATAGAGAGTGAGAGACACACAGGACATAGATTGATTACATAGACTTACTCATACTGTTGGCTGCAGCCTCAATGACGCAATAACCTGTGTGCCTTCCACTAACTACCTACCCTCTCTGATAGAGAGTGATAGATACATAGGCTGTTGAATATGGATGCTACATCTAATCGCAGAGCCACATCACACTTTGGAGCACCTATGTACCTATCACAAACTACCTGATAATAGATAAGCCACCAGCCTCCCAACCTGGTCTTACCGTTAGGTAAGCAATTCGGCTAGATAGCCAGTGGCTTATCTTGGACATAGTGGTACTAAGAATTCACTCTCCTGCTGGCATACCACAATTCCGCATCTCCAACTAGCCACCAGTCTATTATTCCCTTACGGGTGCTGGTGCTGTGCGGGTATCGTGGCAATTACTGCCCCCGTCTATATCCACAGTAGAACTATGGACATAGATAGAGGCAGGGGACACCGAAGTGCCCCCTGCTACTATTATAGAAACTACCTACTTAGTAGATAGTTCCTTTTCACTCTCCTTAGGTGTTTCCACCTTGCCGAGATATTGTTCCTTTAACGCTTCGAAATCTGCTTGAAGCGTAAGAAACGAGGTGTCTGCCTTGGTAGTTTGTACCATAGGCACAGCACGAGCCTTCTTAACAGCCTTGTGAACTGCTTCGATGGCTTCGATAGTAGACACACCATTAAGGTTGTCTTCATCAGCCTGCTTCTTGTCTTCTTGCTCGACAAGTTTAGCGACACGCTTAAGTTCTGCTTCCATAGCAACAAGGTCTGCTAAGACCTTAATGCGGTGGTAGTTAGCGCCAAGGAACAGCGCATTAAGTGTGTCTACATCTATCTGAGGACATACAGACTTGATGTAACCGCCGAACGCTTCACCCGCTTTAGTAGTTCCTTTCAGACCTACGGCAAGCGCGTGTGCGTGGGTAATAGCCTTGTCTGCGGAGAATACTTCCGCATACCTAGACATCCACGCAGAGGACGAGTTCATATGCTCATTAACGCAGGCGGTAAGACTAGCCTGTGATGATGCGCTTAGTTGAACTAGAGCACTCATTTAGATACCTTTCTCGGGGACAGGACTTTCCTGCCACCGCCCCTACTATCTAGCCTTGCGACTAGATAGCAGGAACGAGAGCAGGAGAGTGAATTCCTTTCCCTAGCGGACCGAGTATTACCCCTTCCGCTTCCGCGCCCCTTATGGTTACGCTTACCTATGTATTAATGCCCCCCACCCTTAACGCCCGCCGAGCCCCCAGATTGACGAGGCGAGACGAACTAGCAGCTCTGTGGCGGGATAGACAGTGGCCTAAAAGGTGGGGGTGTGATATTTTTCACACTTGGGTTAAATAAGGCAGTGGCTTGAACTATCTATGATCATAGTGTTGCTGGAGTAAAAATTGGCGGGTAGCTGTACAATCACAGCATGGCAAAAGATTTCATAGGTCACAACATAGGTCCAGATGAGGCTAACAAGAAGCTCAACATTGGTGCAGCTATGTATGGCTTTGCTGACCCTGCATTCCGTGATCAACAAGATGACCCATCGGAGGGTTACACCTCTGATCTATTTGGGGATGGGTGGGAACAGATGCCTGCTCCATCAACTGGTAAGCGGCGCAGAGCGCTATGGATTGGCTACCATCGGGGTATGAAGATGCTGGTTATTATCTTTACAACCAAGACTAGTACAAAAACTAGAAAAACCGGTAAGCCTGCAGGAACAAGAGTGTTTTATGGAACAGTACAGCCATGGTGGAAGTACGAAGATGTAGATTTAGAGATGTGGGAAGAGCTGGTTGGCTATCATTCAACTGGGGAATGGCTAAAGTTCTCTGGTGTTGAAAATGGAAACTACTCTGCTACACGTAAAGAAGAATTAGATAACCTTACTCAAGACTACAAGAATTCTTTAAGATCTTAATAAACTGCTATAATTAAAATATGGATAAGAAGATAAAATTCATAGCTGCATCAGAAATGGTCTATGATAACGAGGATGCTCCTATTCCAGCATCGCAGGGTATACCTGATTGGTATCGTAACTCTCCAGCTAAAACAACTCATGCAAATGCTAAGTTTGGTAGAGATATGTCTACTCTTAAAGCTTGTACTCCTTTTCTAGATTCAATCACAGCTGGATACTTTCTTACTGCTCCAGATGATATTTTTGTATCTACAAAGCCAAATGGGGAGAAAGAGTTTACTTACCTGCTACCTACAACTAATACCTTTGAGCAAGAATCTGAAGGTCGTGTTGGATACCTACCAGTACCAGCTGGATACCATAAGAATATTTGGCGGGCATCGTTATACCCATCTATAGAGACTCCAGAGGGATATAGCACATTCTTCCTACATCCTATAAATAGATTTGATCTACCCTTTCTAGCTATCTCTGCAATAGTAGATACAGATAAACCTCTATCAACAGCAGCGGTCTCATTCTACATAAGAGAAGATTTTGAAGGAGTAATCCCTAAAGGTACCCCAATGCTCCAAGTTATCCCATTTAAGAGAGATAATTGGAAGTCAGAGGTAAAACCACCCTATTCTGAGAAAGAGAACAAAGAAATACAGGATTCTCTGATGAACCAAGGAAATCGTAATTATTTAAAGAAATACTGGCATAAAAAGACATATCGCTGATTTATAGACTATAATTATAATAGAGCTGCCAAATGGAGCTCATTTACTAGTTATCGTCTAAGGAGATAATTATGGCTAATATGCCCATGCCCGGAAACCCTAAAGACCCATTCAGAGATCGTTACCCAGATCCATGGTCTAAGGAATATCCAAAAATCACAAAACCAGAAGTTCTAACTATCACATCCCTCTTTCCTCAGTTTAATCGCTGGGCAATCGGATTTGATCCAATGTTAGATACCTTCAAACAAGTAGCCGCAAATGCAAAGACTGCTGGTTATCCCCCATACAATATCTACAAGAGTAAGGACACATACGTCCTAGAACTGGCTGTAGCAGGCTTTGCTAAGGAAGATATCAAAATCTCCGTACAAGAGCTCACACTGACCGTAGAAGGCGAATTAGGGGTACCACAGGAGGAAGCTATCCATAAGGGAATTGCAACTAGAGACTTCAAACAAGACTTCGTATTAGCGGAGTATGTAGTTGTCAAGGGTGCAGAGCTCAAAGATGGATTGCTACGCATTACACTTCAGCAGGAACTTCCAGAAGAGAAGAAAGCAAAGATTATCGAAATCGCATAATCTCTGCTAGAATAGTAATAGAGCTCTAGTAGGTACCGCATCCCTGTTTAGAAACGATGGTATGCATTGGGCCAGCTAGAGCTTTATTGACCTTTAGCTCAGCCGGCAGAGCGCTCGACTGTTAATCGAGTTGTCCCTGGTTCGATCCCAGGAAGGTCAGCAATCGTGTAGTTACACCAGTAGCTGCCCGCCGAAGATTTGGAAAGTTATGGATATGTTTATTGGATATTTAGGAATGGCAGCAGGTATGTTGCTAATGTGGTTATGGCTGACTGAAGGGTCGCCTTATGCCCGTAAAACAAAAAAGGATAAAAATATAGTTAACGTACTTTGCTACCATTGTGGCCGTATGTATAAGACCGGGCATGAAAATGTACGTACATCTAACTATTGCAATAATTGTAGGGATTAATATGCCAAAGTATGATTATAAGTGCGATAAGTGTAACTCTGTTATTGAGATTACCCGATCCTTTGATGAGGACAGTTCACCTATGTGTACTAGCTGTAATTCCACTATGGTTCGTCAATGGAGTGTTACTCCCGCAATATTTCGTGGTGGAGGCTGGGGAGGTAAGTAATGTCAGATAGATATCGGGCTAAGAGGTTTATGCCTTCAGTTGACCCAGATAACTATGCTGCTATTGCTGCTTCTTTAAAGCAGGACCGTGAACGTAGCCGACTCTGTGGACCTGGCTATGAAGAGATTTACGCCCCTCAATCTGATCCGTTAAGGCCTAGAGCCCAGAAGTGCTGTTATAACCCAACTACTGAAACCCTAGTTATTGTAATGACAGACCCCGGCGTCGGTGGTAGACCTAGATATTCTTGGATCCAGTATGATATGGTTTACCCTGAAATGTGGGAAGAATTAAAATCTGGCACATCTACCAATGAGTTTGTTACCCAAGCTCTTAGTGGTTGGCCTTGGTTAACAACTTCATTTGGACAATTACCGCGTACACGCTCTGAAACTTTTGAAATGGGTTTCCAAGAGTACTTATGATAGGCTAAGTCTCTACGAGAGGGTAAGATGACAACATTAGTAGCTATTCAAGGTGACGGTTGGTCTGTCATTGGGTGTGATAGTCGTGCATCTAGTGAAGATGGTCGTTATATGAACTTAGCAACCCCAAAGATTGTAGATAACAACGGAATACTTATTGCTGTATCTGGTGCCTCCCGTGGTGGAAATATTACACAATTTGGTTGGAAACCACCAAAACCTCGCGTTAACGAAAATTTAGATTATTTTGTAACAAATAAGTTTATACCCCAAATGCGTGAGGCTTTTATTAAATCTGGTTATGATGCCAAAGATGATGGCGATGCTGCCGGTCATGACTCAAGCCTTATAGTTTCTATACGCGGCGTTCTATACCCTATCTTTGAAGATTACTCGTGGGATCGTGAAGCCCGAAACATTTACTACGCAGGTAGTGGTGGAGATGTAGCTCTTGGTGCTTTAGAGGCTTTAGAGTATTCTAAGACTAAGACACCAGAGGTTGCCGAAAAAATTCTTCGTAAGGCTATAGAGATTGCCTGTAAACATGACATATATTCAGGTGGAAAAATCATTACACACATACAAACGGCGTAATCCTTAATATTATAGTCCCGTCCCTAAGTGCACCGGGACGATAAACCCTCTATATAGAAAAGGTAAAATAATGGCCACAAATATTGAAGGCAATACCCTTGAATCGTGGACAGTTTACTCTGGTAATCCAAAGACTGGAAATACTAGCGCAACTGTAACAACGACTTCATCAACATATGCAAACGCAATGTTGAACAGCGTAACAACATCTACATCAACTGGAAACGTTGCAGTTGATTTTGTATGGAAGAATCACGCACTTCAGCCAAACGATGTGCGTACCGCAACAACTGTAGCATCTGTTTCTGCTGCTGATAGCACAGTCTACCCAGGCTATATTCAGTTCACAACTTCAGCTGCTCACGGCTTTACCCAAGGACAGAACGTATCAATTTCTGGTATTCCAGAAAAAGTTATTGGTGCTGTTGGATCCCTTGGAAATCCGATTAACTTTACTCAAGCTAACATTGACTCTGTACCAAGCTCAACAACATTCACAATTCAGTCTAACTTGCCTGCTTCATTGACAGGTTTGTCTGCTACTGCTACAACTGTTTCAGAGACAACATACACTTATGGTGGAACAGATAATGCACAATGGACTAGCGCTTCAACTTTAGCTTCAATGGATTTGGACTTCACAAAGGGTTACCACGAAATTATTGAGTCTAACTACTCAGGTTATCCATCATTTACTGCAGGATCTGCAAAGCTTATGGTTACAGCTGCTAAGGGCGACGGAACAACCGTTACTTACACAGCTCAATCAATCGGAACTGTCCCAGCTTCTCTAGTCGGACAAAACGTAAGCATCACAGGTTGCTCAACCTCTGCATTCAACCTTTCAAACGTTACGATCGCATCAGCTACTGCTTATCAGTTCACAGTAACTAACTCAGCTGGTTCAGGCGTATCAATCACAGGACAAAATGCAATTGCACAACTTGGTGCTGGTGCTTCTGATTCTGATGGTGCATACGTTTCAGGTGCCCCATTCGTAACAGTTCCAAACGTTATTGGTCTTACAACTGCAAATGCTCAGGCAGTTCTTGCAGCTGGCGAGTTCACAGTAACAACAGCATCTGGCGTAACTCCAGCTATCTCTAACGTAGCTCTCACAAGCAACGTTGCTACAATCACTACTGCTGCAGCCCACGGCTTTGCAGTCGGTGACCTTGTTACTGTTGCAGCTGTTACAGCCACAACTGTTAACGCAACACTCGTTGCTATTGCAACAGTTCCTACAACAACTACCTTCACTTACGCTAAGACAGCTACAAACGTTGTTTCAGCTGCGGACACAGGTACTGTTAAGGTCCCAGCACGTTTCAGCACCATCAAGACTCAGTCTGTTGCTGCCGGAACTGCTTCAAAGGCAATTGGAGCTGCAATTACAATCACACCTTACGCAGCTTCCTAAGTTTCGTAAACAAAACAGCCGGGAGTTCACACTCCCGGCTTTTTGCTTTAGTGAGATAATAACGTATGACTTACACTAAGAAAGAGCATCGCCAGTTTAAGGTGCCTAAAAAAGACCCAGCTACTGTGGGAAGACTTGGTGGAGGCTATCCAGTCCAAGCCAATGATTGCTGGCAAGACGCTTATGGTGTAGGATTTACCGGTATAGGAAACTATGGCGGGTCAAGTATGGACTCAACCTCAAGCCAAGGGATGGATGCAGATGACACAGGTACTGGAGCAGGACCAACAGGAGATGCAGCGGGCGGAGCAATCGCAGGGTCGAATTCAGTGTGATAGCTGCTCAGCTAGAGCAACGGTCATATCTATTCTTCCTTTTGGAGAATTAGCCTTTTGTATGCACCACTATAATCAAAACGCTCAAGCACTTACAGACCGAGGCGGAATTGCTAAACTTTTGCCTGTAACTGAATACTAAGATCGGAAACTCTATGAATTTTGGCAAAGGCGGACAAAATATTGTCCAATCCGGAAACAATAACCCGAATATATTTAAGGGAGCCGGTGGATTTTTTGGAGCCCTTCTTAATCAAAAACTACGTATCCAAGAGCGTGATTATCACCGCACAAAAGATGAAGAGTCTCGCATTCGTGTTAACAAAGCTAAAGATGAATCAGGTTTAAGAACTAGGGCAATTGAAAAAGCTATTCAAGGACCTCTTGCGTCAATGTACTATGATCATGCATTTGAAACTTTAGGTGAAGACCACCCAGATGTTCTTGATCCAAAGAAAGATGCAAAAGCAGATGATTATAAACGCCCTGAATTTGCAAAAGCAGTTTTTGAACGAGGATTAACGTCCGGTAAGCACGGAGTATATCCTGCTCAAGTCCCTGCAAGTATTTCACAAATTGAAGGTTGGAAAAAGTACAACGAAGAAAAAGCGGCAAAACTTGGTAGCAGAAAAACTGATACTAATGGTAACAAAGTAGATACTTCTGCCGCTATTGCTTCTTCTCCAGTTGGTGGATTTAACCCAAAGGAGTCAGACATTCAAGAGTCTTTGTATGCTAATAATAATCCAAACTATTTCCCATTTGAATCTACTGCAGGTTCTTCTGGAAACTTTAGTCCAACAAAATTTAATAATGATGAGCAGCCTACCTTTAGTGAAACAGATGCAGACGAGATTCGCGCAAACAATAAACAAACACCTTTTGATACAAAAGAAGGCTACAAAGAACGTACAGCCCATCTAACAGATGGTATTAATGATGGCAAAGGCGGAAATAAATAATGGCCGGTCAGTTTGATAAGTTTATAAAAATACTTGGTAATGGTGCTAAGCCAGATAGAGTAGTAGGTACTTGGAAAAAGAACGATGCTGGAATCAAACCAGGAACCCCAGTTACTATGGCTATTGATGCACCAGATTACACAGCAAACGTAGATCCTAACGGTGAAGTAAAACAAACTCCTCCAAAGAAAATATCACAACGTGCAGCTCGTTATGCATCTATGCGTTTAGGCAATGTTAGATCTGAAGGTAAATTAAAACGTATTGATACTTCACGGGCAGGAGTTAATTCTGAAAATCCTCGTCCTCTTCCTGATTTAAGTGATAGTGTTGTACAACGTGGTGCTAACCCTAAATATCTTGCTGCAGATGTTCAAAGAGAAAATGAAGATGCAGCGGCACGTACTGAAGCAGATAGAAGTAAATCTGGTGTAATTCGTGAAGATTTAACTGGTGAAGATGCATTTAATACTTCGGAAGAATCTAGTGGTTCTACTATTCGTTCTATCAACGGTGTTACCTATGATATGAATGAGTGGAAGAATGGCACAGGTTTTGTAGAAAAAGATAGACGACCTGAACGACCTTCAGCATCAGAGCTTCAAGGAGCTACATGGGCTGGATCACAGCCTGAAGCCAAAGCCCTTTCTAAAGGAAAAGAATACAAGCCTGCAACAAAAAAAATCTCTGATTACAAACCAACTAAATCAAAAGGCGATATTGCATCTCAAAAAGCAGATGAAAATTTACTACGAGGCAATCGTCTTTACGAACAAAGCGAAGCTGAAAAAGAAGCGGATAAAAGAACCGGCCCAAGAAGAAAACCACGTGTAGAAAAATTTGATAAACCATCTGAAGTTATTGGTTCTGAAGCAGTTACTGAAGTACAAGGGCCAGAAAAACAATATGTTGAAAATGATCCTGAAAAAATGTTGGGACACCTTAGTGATGAAGACTATAATGCTCGCGCAGAAAATGCCGATATTCTAAGTACAACTATGCGTGAAGTTCAACCAGAAGGTCCTGCTCGCCCTGTAGTATTAGGACATGTTCCTGTAAGAGCTCCAGGTCAAGCGGCTGACGCTGTAAAACCAACAGTTAATGTTCGAGGAAATGTAGTACCTCAAACTGCACTGAATACTCACGGAAATATGCCCGTAGATAGAACACAGGCAGATGAAGAAAATAAATCTCTTCTTGAAAATAAAATTCCTGCTACAAGTCCTACTGTAGTTGATCAAAACGTAAGGCCTGCTTCAGCACAAAGCGGCAACACGCCTGAGCGTATGGCAGTATTTGCAGCAATACGTAACAACTACTCTGCATCTTTAGCCAAAGAGAATAAAACTTTGACTACTGTTCCCGAAGACGTTTTAGAGACTGCAAAAGCTATTGGTAGGGCGCACCCTAATAATCTTACTGAAGATTACATGAGTACCCCAGAATTTCTAGGATCAGAACATGTTGCAAAAGCAAAAGTTGCACATGCTTTTAATGTTCATCACCTATTAGGTACTGATAGAGATCCTTTAGCAAAGTATCTTGGTAAAAATAAAATAACAGCAAAAAGTCGTTTATCTTATTTATATAAAGTTGTTGATAGAAATGCTCGTGGAAATCCTGAAGTAGTTCCTGGAGAATTTGAAACTTTTCGTGGCCATGTTGTTGCTGGATTAAGCCCTCAAGCAGCTTTACGTGCTCTTAAGAAAAATTTAACTACCAAAGTAACAATTGGTGGTAAATCACCTACTTTGGCAGAGCCAGCACCTATTGCCGGTGTAAAAACTCTTTCATCGGAAGCAAGTCGCATAGTTCATGCCTCTACAACAACAAATATAATGCATCAACAAGAAAAAGCTAGAAAAAGAGTTATGCGTAATACTAATAATGAAGGTGCTATTCCTTCAATAAAAGATTTAAAGGCAGCTCATACAGCCGGACATATTGATGAAGCAGAAGCTATGGATTTAAATCCAAAATTAGAACGTCTTGAAAAATCTACACCTAAGTTTACTGAAATTTCTCAAGCTCATTCTGAAGGCCATATTACTGAAGAAGAGGGTAAAGAATTAAATCCAAACTGGAATAAAAATGTAGGCCAACAATTCCAGGGTGTTGGAACACCTGCTGCTCCTGATGCTAGATTTGGAAGAGTAAACGTTCGCCAAATTGGTGAAGAAGCTACTTCAGCTGGCATGCGTGACCTTAATAAACGAGAAGAAATTAATAAGGCAACAAAAGTACCAAAAACTGATGACTCTAGATCACTTTTTTCTAATACTGAAGAAGCTGAGCAAATCCCAACAAATGCCGATACTTATTCAGAAAATATGCTTAAGAAACTTAATCGCGGACCAAAGCGTATGACTGAAGTTGCAGATGAGTCCTAATGTCTCGATCAGAGGTTTTTTCTTCTAAACCGCGTGAAGTTAAGGTCTTTAAAGATCTACGCCATAATGCACGAGAAGCTGCAGAGGATCTAACCGGTCTTAAGCCTGATCAAGCTGATGACTCACACGTTATCACACGCCAAAAATCTGGTCGTGGTGCTAGTGGTGAATCGAGTAATTAATGGGACGAAAGCGTAAAGAACTTTACTTTGGTGCTAAAAGCGGCAATGGGTTTCCTCGTATCCGCATGTCTATATCTGATAGAAATTCTAACGCTGCGCGTCCCTGGAATCATCCAGATGTAATTAAAGCTTCAGAAGCTTATGGTGTAAACTTAACTAGCCACAAAGATGTAGCCTCTCATGAAGATAGGTTAGAGGCTGCGGGAAATTTAAAACCTAGTGAACGTATGACTTGTGTACAATGTGGTAGATTTAATAAAGAGTGCGGATGCACAGAGGAGTGGAAATGACAACTAAAAAGAAATCTGCTGCTTGGACTCGTAAAGAAGGCCAAAACCCTAATGGTGGGTTAAATGCTAAAGGACGTGCTTCTGCTAAAAAAGAAGGACACGATCTTAAAGCTCCTAGCAAAGACCACGGTAACAAACGTCATAAATCTTTCTGTGCTCGTATGAAAGGCATGAAAGCTAAAAACACTGGAAGTAAAGCGGCTCGTGATCCAAACAGCCGTATTAACAAATCTCTACGTGCATGGGATTGTAGCTGCTAATGGCCACTAAGAAAAAAGGTAACTAATGGCTGCTGCGCCAGGAAATAGAGGGGAAAGACCAGACTGTAGGTTTTGTGATAGGCCTGCCACTCAACTGGCGCACCCAGGGTATAAAGAGCTAAATCATAAGCATTTAAAAGAAATACGTCAACCCGCAGCACTTCGTAGATCTCCCGAACATGCGGTATGTGACTCTCATTTAGACTCATATAATAATATTGCGGCTATTAGAGTCGGTCTTATGCCAGAACCAAAATCAGAGGTCTCGTGCCGAGACTGTGGTGAAAAAATGCGTAATCTTGAAATGGATAGCCATGCTGATCTGCATAAGTTAGGAAGAGAGGCGCACAGTATGGCTTTAAAGGAAAAACTTAACAACTCGATAGAAAATTTAAATAATATGATCAAGCAGGATTGGGAATCCCGTGTAGCAAGAGTAGAACAGCTTCGAAATCTGAGTATTCAACTAACTAATCATCAAGACAAACTAGAAACAGAAATAGAACAGAGTCATAGAAAAGATAGGCCTAATACAGGGGAAGATTATGGGGACCACTACTAATGACAACTAAGAAAAAAGAAGTAGCTGGCGGTAAAGAGTATAAAGGTTCTGCTGCTAATGGCGGCCGTAAAATTATTGTTGAGCACTACAAAGATTCAGCTGGTAAGTGGCACACTACCTCTAAGAACGCTGCCCGTGCTAAGTATGAGAAAAAAACAGGTAAGAAGTTACCACGAAATGTTGACGTGGACCATAGGAATAACAACCACGATGATGATTCTACCGGAAACCTGCGCCCGCTTTCTCACGGTAAGAATACCGCTAAAGAAAACAAGCGCAGGGCCGGCAAGAAATCTTAGACCGAGGGTACTGCTTTTAACCAATATTGAACTACTCCACTATATTTTTCATTTTTACCGGCTCTCCATGCTGTCCAATTTTGACCCCCAGCAGACATTTTAAAGGCTATCTGGGCGTTAGTGACCGGATCATATAGGTCATCGGCTGAACTAAGCTTATACTGGCTTATACGGGCTTTTAAAGGCCCATACAGATTGATCTGAAAGATGCCATAAGAGCTATCCCCAGTTTTGGCATTGCCATTATGGGATCTAGGATTTCCGTGGGATTCTTTCATAGCAACAGCCCAAGCAGTTTTTAAACCTTGGCCTCTAAAGCCGGTTAGGCGTAAAAGGTCATATACCTGAACTTTGGTGAGTTTTTTCATTCCTGAATACTTTAAGACGGGGTCTACGCACGTGGGGACCACTACTGCCTTAACAGCATTAGCTGTTGATGTTAGGGTATTTGTTAGCGTTAACATGAATGCACACGCTATTACTATTAGTTTTCTTTTTCCATTAAAATGCACACTATCTCCTAGGCTAGAAAGCCAACCCGAATCTCAATCTATCTGTCACATAGATGGAAATAGCTCAGCGTCTGTATGCCAAGCTAGTTGCAACTCTTTTGTTTCGTTGTTAGTGTTGGGGAGGTTTATTTCCCTATATCTATCCTATCAGTAAATACAGGGTTGGCGCAACCACCAAACCTAAATATGGTGTAAGATAGATCACACAATAGTTAAAAAGGGGCAAAATATGAGAATAGTACAAAGAATTGTTACAAAACAAGGTCATGTTGTTCCATCTAGTTCTTATGCTCCACGAGGACCATTTCCAGCAGAAATATTTATAGAGCCGGAAATTATTACAGATTACAGACCATTTGATGATGAACATCCTAGAGGCGCTACTGCACAGAATGATTTTAAATCTCCTAAGCTCTTTCGTTGTAGAGACTGCACTGTGATAGTATTAGAGCATGAAGTACCAGATCACTGGTGCGAGGAAACGGGCAAACAAGATGGCGAAGACGCATGATGTTGGGAAGTTTTACTGGCATTTAATGACGTATCCAGTAAAGCCACCCGTAGTTTTAGAAAGAGCAGAAACTCAAGAAATTGACGGGCAGTATCGTTTTGGTAAGGGTTGGTGTTTAAGACTTCCATTAACACGAAAGTCTATTGTTATGGGTAAATGGATTAAAACATATAGTGAAAGTGAAGCGTTAACTGTTGCCATCAATGGTAGACGTATGGATAAAGAAGAAATTGACTGGGACGTTATTAGATTTGGGGCATCATATGAGGATATTTAAACGTAGGAGTAAAACTGTAAAAGAATTAACTAAAGTTCAACGTCGGGTAAATTCTCTTCCTACACCAGAATTACTTACATGGACCGATCAAATTATGTATTCTATAGGCCGTAATTTATCTGCCTGGCAAAAAACTCAGTATAAAGATAATTTAGCAGAGGCACGTTTAGGGGCAGAATCTTTAAACGCCATTTTAGATACTTTAAGTGAAAGACATACTCTGTGACCAATATTGAGTTTGATGAGCTAGAACCAGAAGATTTTGATGAGTTTGGTAATGTATTATCCGAAGAAGTTGAAGATGATGGTTTAGACGAACTTTCTAAAGAATTTGTAAAAGTTCTTATAGAAAAAATTATGGACTTTATGAAAGTCCTTGTTGGTCACGAACTGCATCCTTATCAGCAACCTTTAGCTCGTAGACTTATTGAATCAGTGATTATTAACGATGGTGAAGAAATTACTGCTCTTGCCTCTCGTCAGTCAGGTAAATCAGAAACTATTGCCAATACAGTAGCAACCCTTATGATTATTCTTCCACGCCTAGCTAAGATGTATCCAGAGCTATTGGGTAAATTTGGTGACGGAATTATGGTGGGAATGTTTGCCCCAGTTCAGTCACAGGTAGAAACCCTCTATTCTCGTACAGTATCTCGTTTAACTAGTGAATTTGCTCTAGATGTACTTGGTGATCCTGAAATTGACGATATGGTCTCTAAAACTCCTGGAGTAGTAAGAAATATCCGCCTTAAAAATTCTGGCTCATCTCTTATGATGATGACAGCAAACCCACGAGCCAAAATTGAATCTAAGTCCTTTCACCTCATAATTATTGATGAGTGTCAAGAGGCTGACGATTTTGTGGTTGCTAAATCAATTTCACCTATGGGCGCATACTACAACGCCACTATGGTTAAAACAGGTACTCCGACTACACATAAAAACAACTTTTATAAAGCTATCCAATTTAATAGACGTAGGCAGACTAGCCGCAACGCAAAGCAAAACCATTTTCAATGGGATTGGAAAGATGTTGCAAAAGTAAACCCTAACTATGAAAAGTTTATTAAAAAGGAAATGCTGCGCATTAGTGAGGACTCCGATGAGTTCCAGCTGTCGTACAACTGCCTTACTCCAGACACTAAAGTACTTACTAAAGACTTGCGTTATGTAGAAATAGGCTCAGTACAGGTAGGGGATGTTTTAGTAGGGTTTGATGAGGAGTCTCCTACAAAGGGGGCGCACAGAAAGATACGTGAAACTACGGTAACTAAGGCAGAGCGGATCCTTCGTCCTACCTACGAGATTGCGTTATCTGATGGAACTGTAGTTAAAGCTTCGGATGGACACTTATGGCTAGTATCAACAGCGGGTCGCCGCACTGTGTGGAAGCGCACAGATGAGCTAGCTTCTACCGACCGCATCTTCAAGATATTTGATAAATGGGATCATATTGAGGACTATCGTACGGGGTACTTAGCCGCAGCTTTTGACGGCGAAGGTCATTTTTCTAGGCAAGCAATGCTTGGGTTCTCTCAACGTGATAACGTAATGCTGAAAAAGGTAAGAAAGTATTTAGACGAACTAGGGTTTAATTACTGGGAGCGCCACGAAACAGGAACCAATAATGATGTAACTGTACTTCACATTGCTGGCGGTCGAGCAAGCATGTCTCGATTTTTAGGGCAAATTCGCCCTGAGCGGTTACTTCAAAAGGTTAACCTTAATTCTTTTGGCTCTATCGGTCGCCATGACTTTGTGGGTCAAGACTTTGAGCACCCGTTAGTGCTATCAGTAGAGTCTGTTGGAGAGAGGGAAGTTGTTGCCCTTGAGACTACAACTCAAACCTTTATTGCAGAAGGTCTTGCCTCTCATAACTGCAAATGGCTTCTTGAACGAGGAATGTTCGTTACATCTAATATTATGGAAGATCTCGGGGATACTTCCCAAGAGATTGTTAAATCATGGCATAGATCCCCAGTAGTAGTTGGAATTGATCCAGCTCGTAAAATGGACTCAACAGTTGTCACAGTAGTGTGGGTAGACTGGGACCGTCCAGATGAATATGGTTATTATGATCATAGAGTATTAAATTGGCTTGAAATGCAGGGTGATGACTGGGAAGAACAGTATTTTCAAATTCAACAGTTCCTTTCAGCATACGATGTGCTTGCTATAGGAATTGACGCCAATGGTGTTGGTGATGCAGTGGCCGGAAGATTAAAAGTATTGATGCCTCGTGCAGAAGTTATTCCGGTTACATCTAGCCCTACTGAGCAGTCTAAACGGTGGAAACACTTACAGGCATTGATACAGCGCCAGATGGTCTCATGGCCTTCCCATGCTAAGACTCGTCGTTTACGTATTTGGAAAAAGTTTTACCAGCAAATGACGGATGCTGAAGTTCAGTACAAAGGCCCTAACTTTTTAGTAGCTGCTCCAGATGAGGTACACGCCCATGATGACTTTGTAGACTCATTGTCTTTGGCATGTTCCCTAACACAAGAACTAGTTATGCCGACAATTGAAGTTTCTGCAAGTCCCTTTTTCACGTAGTACTTCTACTCTAGGCATGATACGCTTTACCTATGAATATATGTATAGTAGATGAATGTAATAATAAAGTGTTCGGCCACGGATACTGTAATATGCATTACAAGAGGTGGAAAAAGAGCGGGGATCCAGGACCAGCAACTACTTTAAAAAGAACTGGGTGCTCAGTAGTAGGGTGTCTAGAACCCCATTGTGGGCTAGGTTTCTGCAATACTCATTGGTCTAGGTTCAAAGTAACTGGAAAAGTTCCTACTACTCCTATACGAAGATTTGGAGAGGAAAAAGACGGGTGTCCTAGACTCTTTTGCAGAGAAAAGATATCAACAAAGGGGTTATGTCAACGGCACTATTCTAGATTAACGTTGTATAAGACCTATCAAAAGGACTTTAATTGGGATTCTTATGATGCTTTGTGGGACTTCCAAAAAGGACTGTGTGGAATTTGTGGCTCTGAACTAATGTGGGATTCCAAATTAACCCATGTAGATCATGATCACGAGACCGGGGAAATACGTGGATTGCTATGCAGTATATGTAATCAAGGTTTGGGATCATTTAGAGATGACATAGAGTTACTAAGATCTGCTGTTAAGTATTTAAAAAAGTATCTTTGATTAACCGTACAAATGCCTAAATAGAAGCGAGAATTGTGCCCGAGGACCTCAATCCCAACCCTATAGGAGAATAAAAATGGCAGTAGAAAATATCGCCCCAACACCTCAGTTTCCTGAGCGTCCGGGCAACTCTTACGAGCGTAAGATGTCAATGGCAATGCCAGGCCTTCGTGGCCCACTTCGCTTTGAAGAAGGTATTGCAACAGACACAGATGTACCAAATGATTTCCAACTTGGTTTGGATCAAGGTTATGACACTCCAGAAGGACGTCCTAACCACAATGTAAATGTAATGGAAAAGTATGCAGATGAAACAATGCGTGAACGTGCTCACGTTGGTTCTGCTGCATGGGTAGAAGCTCCAACATACCTAGGCGAATTTGCTCAAGGTAACTTTGGAGATCACTCAACAGTCGTTATCGAAGAGGTTGTACGCAATGGCTCACGTCAAGAGCGTATGAACCCAGCTTCAGTCCTAGACTAAAAAATACGATAGACTATACCGGTCTTCAGCTCTGTACCCCTTTCTCCGGAGCTGAAGACCTATATAGGAGGAGACAATGGCACAACCTAGTAATCCAAAGTTGTACAACATGTTATTAGCGCAAGCTAAGGCCAGATTTCCTTCGCACAAACCAAATGGCTTAAGTTTTCCAGCAGCTAAATGGTTTGGGCAAGAATATGCAAGAGAAGGTGGAGGTTTTGTAGATTCCATTAAACAAGTGGATCCAAAGCTAAGAGATTTTAAAGAAGAAGATATTAAAAAAGAAAAACGTAAAGAAGCATTAGAAAAAAAGAAAAAGAAACAATCAGGTTTCGTCGTTTAAGTTGGGGGCAACTATGAAGTCAGGATGTAATCAATGAGCGGTGGTATGGATTTCTCACCTCCCAGTTATAGGGCGGCGTCGTCTGACTTAACCATCTCCATTTCACCATTAGGTTTGGTGGAACTTGCCGATGAAGAGTTTGAAGTACACGGTCCACGTCTAAACCGTTACTCACTTAACTGGGCTATGTATCTTGGTCATCACTGGTCTTATCGCCGTGAAATTGGCGAATCACAAATGGTGTACAACTATTACCGTGCCTTTACAGATTTTATTATTAACTTTACATTTAGCCGTGGAGTATCATTTCGCAGCCCACAACAGACCGAAGCTATTATCCCGGACGTATTAAAGCGTGTATGGGAAATTGATAACGATAAGCACGGCATTCTATGGGAAATGGGACAACAAGGCGGAGTATCCGGAGATTGCTTTGTTAAAGTAGCTTATGAAGAAGCTTACGAAGATTCTACAGGTCGCCCTCACAGAGGACGTATCCGTATCCTTCCTCTTAACTCTTCTTTTGCATTTCCAGAGTTCCACCCGCATGACCGTTCTCGCCTAATTCGTTTTAAACTAAAGTACCGCTTTTGGGGAACTTCAGTTGAGGGAACACGCCAGGTATACACTTACACCGAAATCTTGACTGATGATCGCATTGAAGAATACATTAACGACGAGCTCATTGACTCTCGTCCAAATCCAATTGGCGTAGTTCCAGTCATTCATATTCCTAACGTACGTGTTTCAGGTTCCCCATGGGGCCTTAGTGATTGTCATGATCTTATTACGCTTAACCGCAACTACAATGAAGTCGCAACTGATATAGCAGATATTGTTAATTATCATGCTGCTCCAGTTACAGTTATTACCGGTGCTAAAGCATCTTCTCTTGAAAAAGGTCCTAAGAAAGTTTGGGCAGGTCTTCCTAAAGAAGCACAGGTCTTTAACCTTGAAGGTGGCGGACAGGGGTTACAAGGCGCCCTAGAATATCTAAAAGTTGTTAAGACAGCTATGCATGAAATGGTTGGCGTACCTGAAACTGCTCTTGGTCAAGTACAGCCTATTTCCAACACTTCCGGTGTTGCCCTTGCTATTCAGTACCAGCCTCTGATGAATCGCTACCACCAGAAGCTAGTACAATATCAGGAGGGCCTACGCCGTATCAATGAGCTAGTTCTTTTAACACTTGCGTTTAAAGAACCAGAAGTTTTTATCTATAACCCAGAGGTTAACGGTCCTATTAAACCAGGTCAACTTACAAAACTTGATCTAGCCAACCCTATTACTTATGAGTCAGTTGTTCATATGCCACCTCCACTCCCATTGGATAAGCTCATTGTTCTCAATGAAATCCAACAAAAGATGAATATGAACTTAGAAAGCCGTGAAGGTGCTTTACGTCAACTTGGTGAGGAATTTCCAGATGAAAAACTTGCCGAAATTCGTGCAGAACTTATTGCGGATGCAAAGGCAGATGGCGCTATTGCTCTTGTTAAGCAGCAGATAAATTCAGCAATCACATCGCTTACTGGTATGATGCCTGATGGAACTCTTCCTCCGGGTGCAGAGCCTGGCGATGGAACTGGCCCTGGCCCAATGGGACAACCTGGTGTTATATCTCCATTTGAAGAGCAAACAATTACAGAACTTCAGCAAGAAATGGTTGTAGAAGCTTACGGATCTCGTATCCCAGCGCAGACTGCTAACACGCAAACTGATACACCCAACTCTGAAGAAAACCAATGATTTAACCTGACAAATCACTAATAATTTGTCAGGCTATATACCAAACCAACCCGCAGGTCATCGTGGCATTAAATCGGACAACGACCTCTTAACCTAAAGGAACAAGCATGTCAGAAACAACATCACCTGTTGTTGATAGTGCAGTGGCCCAAGAAGCATTTGCTTCTGAAGTTAATGGCACAGCATCATCAGCACAGCAAGAAATCGTACCTCCTGTTGCAGATGCAAAATCAGGATATACAGAAGTAGATCTTCAACGAGTTCGTGAACAAGAGAAATCAAAGCTTTATCCTCAAATTGATTCACTAAAAGAAGAAATTAATCTACTTAAGAAAGACCGCGAAGCGCAGCTTGCAGAAGCTACCCGCATTGCAAAAGAGAAAGAAGAAGCAGCTCGTAAGTTAGCAGAATCTGAAATGGATGTTCGTTCACTTCTTGAAAAGAAGGAACAAGAATGGGCAGCCCAACTCGAAGAAATTCGTCAAGAAGGTGCTCGTAAAGATGCACTTCTAGAACGTGAACGTCAGTATGCTGAACTTAGTGCTTATCGTAATCGTCGCCTTGCTGAAGAGCAAGACAATATTATGCCTGAGCTTGTAGATCTAATCTCAGGAAATAGTCAAGACGAAATAGAACAAAGTATTACCGGACTTAGAGAACGTTCGTCTAAGATCTTGGAATCGGCGCAGCAGGCTATGCAGTCAGCTCGTCGTGATATGAAGGGCACAAGTACTACTTTGCCCCCAACCATGGAAAACAATTCGGGTCAACAACAGTTCACAGCGGATCAAATTGCCGCAATGTCGGTTACTGAATACGCAAAATACAGAGATCGTTTGTTCCCAGGAGCAAGCAATCAAAATAAGGGAATCTTCGGGTAAGAAATTACCTTTTAAAACCAACCTAACATATATGAATAAGGAGTAATACCGACATGGCATCAGCCGTTACAGGTACCGGCAATCTAGCCGCAGCACCTACCGCGTATTCTGGTTCTAACAGCCAGCTTACACAAGCAATTCAGACCATCTGGTCTAAGGAAATTCTTTTCCAGTCAATGCCGATTCTACGCTTCGAACAGTTCGCTGTTAAGAAGACAGAACTAGGCGTCGCACCTGGTCTACAGATCAACTTCATGCGTTACAACAACCTAGGCTTCGCAGCTCCATTGGTTGAAGGCGTACGTATGTCAACAAACGCATTGACTGCACAACAGTTCTCAATCACTGTTGCTGAGCACGGATATGCAATTGCAGTATCTGAGCTTCTACTTAACGCATCATTTGATGATGTTATGGCATCAGCTTCACGTCTTCTTGGACGTAACATGGCTCTCTACCTTGATGGCCAAGCTCGTGACACACTTATGGCTGCATCTTCAGTCATCTACGGTGAAGATCGTTCTAACCTCTCAGCAGTTAACAACTGGTATGCATACGGAACAGCAGCTACATCACGTGCTTCTCTTACCGGTGCTTCATACCTTTCAACACGTACCGTTAAGGACGCTGTAGAAACACTAGCAACCAAGAACATCCCTCGGTTAGGTGAGACCTACGTTGCATTCGTGCATCCTCACCAATCACGTCGTCTTCGTGACAATCCTGAGTTCATTGAAGTAACAAAGTACGCAGCTCCAGGAAACTTCATGCTCGGTGAAATTGGTCGTCTATACGACACAGTATTCATTGAAACAACACAGATCTCTAAGGTAGTAGACGGTGGCGGTAGCAACTATACTGCTGATACAGCTGTTGCTCCAGGATCAATTGTTTACCCAACTGGTGGAGGATACACATCCCCTGCTACAGCTGTAGGTAACGCAACAGGTACTTCAGGAACATCTGCTCGTAACGATCGTTACTCAGCAATCTTTATTGGAGACAACGCATTCGGTCACGCTATCTCACTTCCAGTTGAGCTTCGTGACGGCGGTATTCTTGACTTCGGTCGTGAGCACGCTCTTGCATGGTACGCAATCTACGGTCTTGG